TTTATCATCAATATGTTTGAGCCGAGAGACGTGCCTTTTGGCAACCCCAAGATTAATTTTAAATAAAAGACTTGACTTTGACTATTGTTTATTAAATATAATATTTATCCCTTGAGCAATACAGTGGTTAGTAATAAGAGTAATCTTAAGCACTGTTTATGTTTGGGAACAAGTAAGTAGTTTATTTGCATAGATAAGGCTTCAAGTAAAATAATATTTCTCTCCCCCTACTAAATAATAATTATCTTTTTATGTGCGTCCTACGTGAGCTTCATGTGTGCCGGGGGGTGGGGGTACAAAATGGGTTTGTCTTTGAACTACTATCCTCCTATTCCCCTACACGGAGAGAAAAACAAGTGTTACTCTTTTTAAACACAATATAAAAAAATTTTCAATAGTTATTGTAAAAGGTTTTAAGATAAAATAGAGTTAAAACACAACAACCCTCTCACAGGAGATATTATGGGAAGTATGATCACAACGCCTAATCAGCGTAGCCGCTATAGTAAAACTAAAGCTAGGAAAAGTTTGGAGTCTTTAAAAGAAAAAGAATTTAACAGGATACAAACCAAAATGGAAAGCCCTGACCATATTTACGGTTCGTTACCAACTCGACATTACCAAACGACTCTAGATTGGGGAACTCATCAAGGGGGTGATGTATACACGTATAATAAAAAGCCAAAGAATGCTCACAACCCCTTCGGTGGAAGAGTAATTATAGAAAGTTCCTATACAGGCTCAGAATACAGGAATCTTCTCGACAGCCAAAAGCCTAGAGGGAACCCCTCATGGGAAAAGCAGAGTGCATCTTTGAACAAGCATAGAAAGCAATGAGGCTACTAGATGCCTAACACAGAGAAGTTCATTGACACATTCGTAGAAACAGGAGATTATCTTGCGGCAATGCATGAAGCAGGGTATAAAGATAAGAATCCTTACCAACTACAAGTTCGTGGCAAGAGACTTTTAGAAGAAAACCGTGAAGAAGTTGACAAGCGGTTCCAAGCCCGGTTAAAAGATGGTGGCCCTAGAGCATTATCTGTGATAGAACAGTTGATGCATAGCGAAAGCGATACTGTAAAGCTCAATGCCGCTAAAGAAATCCTAGACAGGGGCGGTCATAAGGCCAAGGACGAATTTGATTCTGGACGAACCATAGAAGAGCTTAACGCACAATTGGTTGCCTTAGTTGGTAATGATGGAGCTAAAATGCTCATAGGTGCGTTTAAGAGCCGTAAAGTAATCTCAGGCCCAACATTAACTACACAGGAGGGATAATGTCAAAATGGAATAAATCTGGAGGTTATGTATTTAACAACCCCCCACCACAAGGAACAAAGGATGCACATGGTAAAATGATTGGTGTAAATCCTATAGACTATGTTGACTACATGGATGCAGGGCCTAAAGGGGAAATACGTCAAGCAATGGAGCAAAACCAAAAAGAAAAAAGAAAGATAAGTGCGAAACTACAGTCAGAAGGTAAGAGTTCTCTCCTTAACCAGCAACCTACTAGAAGTAAAGGTGGCGGTAAGTCTGGCGGCGGCGGTGGTAAATGGGGTTGGATTAGGAGAGCAATAAATAGACCTTCAAGCCCTTGGAGTTTACTGAAATCTGATAAAAACTACTAATGGCTAAAAAGAAACCACCAAAACTCTTAACGTATATTAAGAAAAAGCCACATCAAAAAGACTTTTGGTCTGGTAGTGCAACTATTGACCTAGAAGCACAAAAGAAAGCTGGTATTAAGATTGAACCAAAGTTTCGTCGTAAAGGAGTAGTTAATTATAAAAATACTCCTAGTACTCGGTTCCCCAAAACACCAAGCAAAACAACTAAAAAGGCAATCTGGATTGAAGGATACAAAGATATAAAAGATTTTGATGCCGTTAGTAGTACTCTTGATCAAATTTGGTCTGATGTCACTGGAACATATAGACCTGAAGATGTAGAAGTATGGTATGGAGGACATAAGGGCAGTGATACAGATATGGAAATTGAACTCTGGAGCGAAAAGAAAGGTATCGAAACTAGAGCAATAACGCCATTTGATAAGATTTTTAACCAATCAGGTACTCCTAAAGAGAAAGTACAAAGAAGAGGGGCGGCATTAAAAAAATTAGAAGCTCAAGGGGCAAAGGGAGGTAAAGAAGGTAGGCAACTACTTAACATGTATAATATCAATGATGTAGGAGAGATAAAGTATAACTACGCAGATACTTCTAGGTGGTGGAATAGATACAATGAATTGCAAACTCAATATGGTAAAGGTAATACTGCAAAAGTAGTACAAGCGTATTTAGATGAAGTAGAAGATATAAAACATGGTAGTACACTTAAAAATCCGAATATTACTAGCTCACTAGCGGCTCTTGAAGTATTAGAAGATAAAAATAAATATTACCGGCAGAATGCTGAACAGTATAATCAAATGATTATTGAAGATGGGTTGGATCAAAAACCCAAAGTAATCAAAGACTTATACAGTGGAGCCTCTAAAGATAGGATTGCAAATATTAGGGGGGATGTATCACATCCTCTAAAAACATTTGAATCAATACAAACTGATCGCCCTGATAGTCCGGGGATTGAAGAAGGTACGAAACATGTTGTTGATGATGGAACTTTTCATAGAGGGCAACGCTATAGTCTGAAGAAAGGCGACTATGTTGATAGAGGTGAGGGCGAGTTTAAAGGTAAACGCATAGAAGCTAATAGGGTCAATAAAAGTAGCCTGTCAGTTCCTAAAGGACAAGAAATTGTTGACTTCAGCAGACCAAAGTTACCTAAAAATGCACCAGTTAAAAATATAATTTCAGAACTAATTAATAGACAAACAGAAGATTTTGGGTATTCTGGAACTAATGTGTTTGGTGATTTTGCAGAAACCCTAGCTAAAAAAGAAGAGAAAAAACAACTTTATGAAGGTAAAGAAGGTACTCAAGGTTCGCATACTGAAGATTTTAATGAAGGATATGAATCGAATCAAGTTAAGAATGCAATACAACAGCAAAAGACGCTTGACGCAGAAATAGAAGGATTAGATGCTATTAAACGTAGGCAACTAGCGGCTAAGAATCTTAGTAATTTCTACTCAGGAGCAAAACGTGAATTTCAGGCGAAAACGTTACCGGAGGAGATTAAAAAGTTAGGTGATGTGGATGCACCAAAAGTAGTAACTACTCTAGGAGCCTCATGGACTCGTGATCCCGAGAAAAAGAAAGCATCTACTACTAAGGTTATCCAAAGTGTTAAAAATTATCATCGTACACAATCTGAGATTAAAGAGTCTTTACCAAGTGAAATGGAAGAAATAAACAAGAATTTAAATAAAGATTTTAAGAAATACCCCAAAGAAAAAACAATAGCGACTACTACCAAGCCTTCTCTACCACCTAGGCATCCTGTAGACTCGTCTAAACCTTATACAGATCATAGACCAAGAGCAAGAAATAGATATGTGAGAGTGCCATATGAAGGTGAAAAAATAGTGCCACATATTGAGCCGGGAGAACGTGGTGTGATCTCTAGAGCATATGTATCTGAACCTTCATTGGCAAGTGAGAGTGATATAAGGAAAGCATTAAATGAGCAATACGGCTTACGAACAATAGCGAGCAGGACTAAAATTGATATGAGTAAACAGGCAACTACTACTGGTGTTCCTGAAGGTGAAACCATTAAAATGACTAAATCTAAGAGAACTGGAACATGGGGTACACCAAGTGAACATCGTAAGAATGCAGTAAAAGCAGTAGCAAAAAAAGCAAAAGACTTGCGTATCAAAAAACATGTTCAGAAACGTAAAATATCTGGATGGGGCAAAATAAGTAGGTTAAGCGTGTTACTAGCTCCTGCTTTTGCATTAAGTTCTTTACATTCTAAAAAAGCAAAAGCATCTGTTAAGAATATTGCACAAGAAACTACTTCAGTATTAATAGGTAGTGAAAGAGTATTTAGTGCAGTAGGAAGTAAGAATAAAGGATACGTACAGAAAGTTGATTGGGGAACAAAAGGAGTTGGCGGTGGAAGACGACCAGTGAAACCAATTGAAGGTGCAGGAGGCCCAAATACTCCTTATGCTTCTATTATGAGATTCTTTTCACCATCTACAAATAATGCATGGAAAGATAGGAAAAGAACACGTAGAAATTAATGACAAACAAAGCTGAACAGGCAATTGAGATTGCAGAAAAAATAACTGATCTATATGAAACAAATCGCTTATTAGAGTATGATCCTTATGATTACCAAAAAAGGTTCCATGATGCAAAAGACATGGGGGGGCGATTAGCTAGGCAACGTCTCTTGATGGCGGCAAATAAAACAGGTAAAACTTTTTGCGGTGCATCTGAGATGGCATATCATTTAACTGGTCGTTACCCCCAATGGTGGACAGGAGCAAAGTTTCAAAGACCAGTAACAGCATGGGCGGCAGGTAATACTACCGCAAATACTAGAGATATAGTACAAGCAGAATTACTTGGTGAACCCGGTGACGAAGAGGATTTTGGTAAAGGTGCAATACCAAAAGAATACATAGTAGGAACACCTTTAAGACAGCCCGGGGTTCCTAATGCATACCAGAGTTTACAAGTTAAACATGTATCTGGAAGGAACTCTAAACTGATCTTTAAATCCTACGAACAGGGGAAGATGCAGTGGATGGGTAAAGCTGTTGATGTCACATGGCTTGACGAAGAGCCTCCACAAGATATATACTCACAGGCTCTTAGAGCGGCCTTAAAAAGTGGGGGGATAGTTTATATGACCTTTACCCCTGAAAGTGGCATGACGGAAGTTGTGACGCAGTTTATGACTAAACTAGGACAGTCACAGGCTTTATATCATGCAACATGGGATGATGCTCATCATTTAGATGAAGATGTTAAGAAAGAAATATTAGCCGCACTCCCTCCGCATGAGAGAGATATGCGTTCAAAGGGTATACCAGTGTTAGGATCTGGTATGGTATTCCCTGTAAGTGAAGACGATCTTAAAATAGAACCAATCCCATTGCCCGAACATTGGCCTAAAATATGTGGCTTAGATTTTGGATGGGATCACCCTACTGCCGTAGTCTGGTTAGCATGGGATAGAGATACCGATACTGTGTATGTTTATGACTGTTATCGAAAGTCTGCTGAGACACCAGTTGTTCATAGTGCGGCAATTAGAGAAAGAGGTAAATGGATTCCTGTTGTATGGCCTCATGATGGCTCTCAACATGATAAAGGATCAGGAAGACCTTTAGCGGAACTCTATCGAAAGCAAGGTTTGAATATGATCCATAAGCATTTTGAAAATCCTGAAGGCGGTATTTCAGTGGAACCCGGAATAATGGATATGCTACAAAGAATGCAAACTGGAAGGTTTAAAGTATTTAACTATCTTAATTTATGGTTTGAAGAATTAAGAATGTACCATAGAAAAGATGGTAAAATAGTTAAAGTTCACGATGATTTAATGAGTGCAACTAGATATGCTTCTCAGTCATTGAAATTTGCCTCTACTGGTTCCAATAAGAAAAGACCACGTAGAGCCATAAGTGACTATAATTACTACGAAAATGGTAGTTATGCTTATGCGTAATCTTAATTAAAGGAGATAGTATGGGATATAATTTAGGTAGCATAGTCAAAAAAGCAACAAATACAGCAACCGATGTCGCAGGAGCAGTTACAGGTGGGGCGACTGATGTTTTAAATACCGGACTTGAAGGGACATCTGAGGCTCTGCAAGAATTAGGGACACCAAATTTGCCTAATACCCCACAAATGAATACACCAGATATGTCACATGGAACCTCTATGTTGACAGGTGGAATAAACAAACTTGGGGAAGGTATAAATTTTGCTGTTGGTGGAGCAGGAAATATACTCAATAGGAATCTTAATGAAATTGCAAAGCTAGGAAAGGAAGCAATCTCAGGTCAAGGTGGCTATTCAGATGATGCACCGGGCGAAGGCCCCGGCCCCGGGCCAACTGGCTTTGAAGCGGCAACACAGCAGACTACAATGCTTACTGGTCAACGACCAATAGGTGCGGGCCGTAAAATGCATGCTGGTTCTGGCTCAGCCAGCAAAATTAGCTAACACAAGCTCTAAAATGAGATAAAATATGGCATATGAAAATAGCGCATTCGGGCCTCTATTAGATCGGCATCATGAAAAGTTGAAGAATAATCGTAATTTATGGGAACGACAGTGGCAAGACATTGCAGAATATGTTCTTCCACATCGTTCTGATTTTACGACGACTCATTCAAGAGGTGCTGATAGGATGGATCATGCATTTGAAGGTTCGGCAATGCGTTTGTTAAAGCGGTTTGCTTCTAACATTCATAATGTATTTACCCCTATGGGGGCAGAATGGTTTAAACTGACAAGTGGGAATCCAAATCTAGATGAGTACCGCAATGTTGCATTATGGCTGGAAGAAGCAACGAGAGTTATTCAACATCATATATCTCGACCTATATCGAATTTCCAAAGTGCAGTGTTTCAATATTATCTTGAAGCTGGAGCATTTGGTACTGGCATTGTTTTTGTCGAAGATGTTCCGGGATTTGGCCCTCGTTACCGCAATTTTCCTCTTTCGGATTGTATACTTGGGTCTGGAAGTGAAATGGAAATTGATACAATTTTTCGGAATTATAAACAAACAGCCAAAGATATAGTACAGAGATTCGACCCTAAAACATTACCGCCAGAATTAGTGGACAAAGGTTATGGGGAAAAGATGTTGGATGAATATGATGTTGTACATGCAGTGTTGCCAGCATGGACTGTACGTGAACACTTACCTGTTAAATTTAAGAAGAACTTTGTATCTGTACATTATTTAAAGGAAAGGAAGAGCCTTTTATCTATTTCTGGATATGACGAAATGCCATATGTTTGTGCCAGATGGGAACGATCCGATAGAGAAATATATGGAAGAGGCCCAACTTGGGAAATAATGCCCGATATAAGGCTTATTACAGAAGTGGATAAAAGTTACTTAAAAGCAGTACAAAAAGCAATATCCCCACCGATGTTTGTTCCAGATTCGGGGTTACTTGATCCGCTAGATACAACGCCAGATGCTATAAATTACTATTCTGTCGGATTAGGTGGCAAAGATATGGTTTTCCCTGCTCCTACTGATGCAAAACCTGAGTATGCAGAAAGACTAAGTGCAAAGTGTATTACTGCAATTAGGGAAGGCTACTTCTTAGATTTACTGGAATTACCCGGGCCTGTAGCCCCTGATGGTGATGTAATGCGGTTTAGTGCAACGGAAGTTTCTGTAAGAATGAGACAACGGATGCCTGTTTTAGGCCCAATACTCGCTCGTCAAGAAGCAGAATTCCTTGATCCTGTCATTAGGAG